ACGCAGTGATCATCAACAAGGAAACCCAGTGAAAAAACTTAACATCAACAGCATCATCATTGACAAGGGCACCCAGAGCAGGGCCGCGATCAGCGAGGACACCGTTACCGACTACGCCGAAGCTATGTCAGCGGGCGACGAGTTCCCGCCTGTCATCACGTTCTTCGACGGGGTTGAATATTACTTGGCCGATGGCTTCCACAGGTTGCATGCCGTCAAGCGCTTGGGAAAGACCTCCATCCAAGCCGATGTGCGTACCGGAACTTTGAGGGATGCCATCCTGTACAGCCTGGGCGCGAACCGGGACCACGGCCTGCGTCGGAGCAATGCCGACAAACGCAAGTGCGTTCAAACTTTGCTGGATGACTTTGAGTGGGGCGACCTCAGTGTGAACGAGATGGCCCGCATCTGTGGCGTTTCACCCCAGCTTGTAACTGCTGTCAAGTTGGAGATGGACGGTGGCGAGAAGGTCAGCACCGTTAAAACTAACGCTCCGAAGAAGCCCGCCAAGTTGTCGAACGTGGTGGAGCCGCCGGTCGAAAATTTAGCGCCCGAGCGGGACGAAGCGGTGCAAGAACTGGTGGCCGAGAACCAACGACTTGCTGACCGGCTTGCGGTGGAAGCTATGGAAGCAAGTGAAGAGGAGAAGCAGGCGGCAGGCGAAACCATCTCAGAACTGCGTGAGCAGATCCGCATCTTGGAGATTGAGAACCAGAGCCTGAAGATTTCACGGGACACCTTTCAGCGGGAGAACGCTGAACTGAAGAAAACGGTGGCATCTCTGCAGCGCAAGCTGAAGAAGGAAGAGTAACCACGCCCACGCCAGCGGGCTAGTGCTGGCAGAGGATACACATGCTAGAACTACGCGACTACCAAGACGCAGCGTTAGATATGCTGCGCGAGGCTTTCAAAAACGGGCACAAAGCGATCCTTCTGTACCTTGCCACAGGTGGTGGGAAAACAGAGATCGCTATCGCCATGCTTGAAGCCTGCCGGGCCAAAGGCACCCGAGCGGCGATGCTGCTTGACCGGATCGTTCTGTGCGATCAAACATCCCAGCGCCTGGACAAGTACAAAATTGACCACGGAGTTCTCCAGTCTGGACACTGGAGATACCGGCCACATGAACTGATCCAAGTCTGTTCGGCGCAGACAATCGAGAAGCGCGGAGAGTTCCCCGGCCTCTCCCTTCTCATCATCGACGAAGCTCATAATTCCCGTGCTGCTACGTTGGAGTTCATCAAGAATAACCCGCATGTAAAAGTCATCGGGCTTACAGCGACACCCTTCACGAAGGGGCTCGGCGCTACATATTCCCATGTCGTATCCCCCATTACCACGAAGAAACTGGTAGAGGCTGGCTCTCTCGTTCCCCTCCGCGTGTTCATCGCCAAGGAGATTGACATGGAAGGGGCCAAGAAAGTAGCTGGGGAATGGTCACAGGATGAAGTTACCTCACGCGGCAAGAAGATCACGGGAGATATTGTTGCTGAGTGGGTGAAGAAAACCCATGAAGTATTCGGCAAGCCCGAGAAAACTATCGTGTTCTGTGCTGGTGTGGATCATGGTATTGATTTACAACAGAAGTTCCAAGAGCAGGGATATAACTTCGTATCAATATCCTACCGTGATGATAATGATTTCAAGCGGGATATTATTGATGACTTCAATAAACCAGATTCAGATATTGTCGGGTTAATTGCTACGGATATTCTTACCAAGGGTTTCGACAGTCCTGCTGTAAAGATTGGAGTATCTGCGCGGCCATTCAGTAAATCATTGTCATCACATATCCAGCAAATGGGGCGTGTGATGCGGACAAACCCTGGAAAAACTTTCGGGTTGTGGCTTGACCATTCAGGCAATTACCTCCGGTTCAGAGAAGACTGGGAGGATGTATTTGAAAACGGTGTAAGTGAGTTGGAAGACGGCAAGGAGAAGACCAAGCAGGAACCCGACGAGAAGGAGAAGAAAGAAGCAAAGTGCCCTGCTTGCGGTGCCCTGTGGCCCCGTGGTTCTGATACTTGTACGAACTGCGGGCATGTGCGTGAGCGTAAGAGTGCGGTGGTTTCTGTCCCCGGCGAGATGCAGGAACTAGGTCCCATGTCCCGTGACGAGAAGCAGGCATGGTGGAGCATGGGTCAATACATGGTGCAGTCTGGGTCATGGTCTGAGGCGCGGGCGAAGGCGGTTTACAAGACAAAGTTTGGTGTATGGCCGAATGGATTGCACAAAGACCCGCTGCCGCCATCACTAGCGTTTGAGAAGTTTGCTAGGAAAAGTTTGATTGCGTACCTGAAGGGCAAGCGATGAAGTTTCTGTCTGTGTGCTCTGGAATTGAGGCGGCAAGTGTTGCCTGGAATCCTATTGGTTGGGAAGCAATTGGGTTCAGCGAGATAGAACCCTTCCCATGTGCGGTGTTAAAACATCACTATCCAAGCGTCCCAAATTTTGGGGACATGACCAAGTTCAAGGAGTGGCCTGATGCAACTATCGATGTTCTCTGCGGAGGAACCCCCTGTCAATCCTTCTCAGTCGCAGGACTCAGAAAAGGATTGGATGACCCGCGTGGCAACCTCATGCTTACCTTTCTTGCCATTGCTAAACGATATCGGCCCCAGTGGGTGGTCTGGGAGAACGTCCCCGGCGTTTTGTCCTCCAATGGAGGACGGGACTTTGGCTCCTTCCTCGGAGGGCTGGCAGAGTGCGGGTATGGGTTCGCATACAGGGTGCTTGACGCTCAGTATTTCGGAGTGGCCCAAAGACGCAAGCGTGTGTTCGTTGTCGGATATCTTGGAGACTGGCACCGTGCCGCAGCGGTTCTTTTTGAGCAGCACAGCCTGCAAGGGCATCCTGCGCCGAGCAGAGAAACGAGGAAAAGAATTGCCCCCACAGTTACTAACGGCCCTCCGTTCAGTCGCACAGGAAACGAAAGAGTAGAAGACCAAGCATTGGTATGGCCCGCTGATGTAGCAAGCACACTCAATGCTCACTTCGGTGATAAGCAGGGGTTGGAAGATCAACACGCGCTTGGGGGGGGGCATTGTTCGTCCCTGCCACAAGTGGCAATGTGCCTGAACGCAGGAGGGATGAAGCGCCAGGACTCGGAATCGGAGACGCTGATTCCTACCATCGGGGGCGGCTTCGACGGGCCTGTCGGCGTGACGTTGCACGGCACTGACGGCACGGCCAGCGTAGCCAGTTTCACAGACTTATCCAGCAGTTTGCGTTCCCGCATTCCGAGCGGCGTGGAGAACAGCACAACGACAGCGGTGATGCAGCCGGTGGCGTTCGCTGACACCGCGCAGACGATCACAGCCGGGTTTGAGTTTGACTATAACGACGAAAAGAAAGCGGCGACACATCTTATCGGAAGCGCCATGCAAGTGCGCCGCCTGACTCCCGTTGAATGTGAGCGCCTACAAGGCTTCCCAGACGACTACACGGCTATCCCCTGGCGAAGGAAACCAGCAACAGAATGCCCCGATGGCCCTCGATACAAGGCACTTGGTAATAGCTGGGCAGTTCCCGTGGCAAGATGGATCGGTGAGCGAATCAACAAGGTGGAAGCATGGACTTCCTGACCTTCTGCCGATTGCACGGCATCCTCATTGACCATCTCCCTCCTGTCGGCCTGTGGAGGAGGTATCCCACTGAGGACAAACCGCGCCACAAGAACGGAGCAGTCAAGTGGATGCTAGACCACGGTTTCGTCCAGAACCACGCCACAGAAGTAACTGTCTCGGTCTGGAAGCCAGATGAGCCCGTAAAAATTAACAGGCGAGACCTAGCAGAGCAGGCCCGCAGAGCAGAGCAGGAGACTCTACGCAGGCAAGCGGAAGCGGCCAAGAAAGCAGCTTGGATACTTCATCAGTGCCAGTATGCATCTCATCCGTATCTCAAAACCAAGGGATTCCCTGACGAGGTTGGAAATGTCTGGGTACGGGAAGGTGAGCATCTGCTGGTAATCCCTATGCGGATTGGCCCCCGACTGGTGGGCGTCCAACTGATCGACGCTGCGGGCGGGAAGAAATTCTTGAGCGGTCAGGTCACGGGCGGCGCGGAGTACGTCATTGATAACAAGGGTCCGAACTTCCTCTGTGAAGGGTACGCCACGGCGCTCTCATTGCGCCTGATGCTGAAGAACTGGAAGCGCCGCTATACGATTCACTGCTGCTTCAGTGCTGGCAACATGCTGAAGATCGCGCAGACCCTGCCAGGAGGCTACGTCATCGCAGATCACGATGCGTCTGGTACGGGCGAGAGGGTAGCCCGCGAGATAGCGTGGCCGTACTGGATGAGCGATCAGCTTGGTGATTGCAACGACCACCACCTACGGGAAGGACTGTTCCGCACGGGGCAGTCAGTCCTGCGGGCTCTCAAAATTTAGTGCTTCCCAGCACTTAGGGTAGGCATGTCCACCGTGTAAATTTCGGGGTGCTGCATCTCCAGATATGAGAGATGCCCCAAAATTTGCAGGCCGAGAGCCAGGACTTGCTCGTCTCGGCCCACGGCATCTGAGCGGATCGTGATCTGGTCACCCTCTTGTATGAGGGTGATGTTGACTACGGTGGTCATGTAAGTTTGTGCGCGGCGTCGATAAGTTTGCGTATTGCTTTCATTCTTATCTGACGTATACGCTCTCTGGTGTGCGTCCATGAATCTAAGCGTACTGCAACATCCTCAAGCGTGTAGCCTTCAAAAATGCACAAGTGAAGAACCTTCTCCTCACGCGGCGTCAGATCAGCGTCAGCCATCAGTTTTCGCACGAAGTCCTTGTCCTCGACCAACTGAGTAGGCTCATACTCATACAGACAAGAAAGCCCCCATTGGGGGCTCGGTTCCAGTTCGTCATTGCGCGTATGCCAAATTTCTCGCGTCGCTGAAGGTTGCTGCATCAGTTGCAGCTTCCCGTAGTATTGGCTCCGCATACGCAGCACAAACTCAATTGCAAGTCACATCGCACCGACGCAGAGCACCCGTGCCGTAGCAGCACTCAGAGCAGTACATCGTCTTGTTTCCGACCGTGACGGTGTAATACCGGCAAGAGTACGCCAGCGCCGCGAAGGACAGCAGGGTGGCAGCGACAAAAATGATGGGCTTCTTCATGATGATCTCCTGTTTGCCGAAAGTGGCAGTGAATGTTGCCATGCCTTAGCGTGTAGTGCAACACTGTGAATTTTTACAGTGTTGGAAACTACAGACGGACTACCTCTTACCCATGAAGCCTGCCTGCCCGATTCCGGGGAACTTTACAGCTTCACAGACCCTTTACCAGAACCGCCTGCCACGTTTTTACGGTGACTTATGGGGCGTACTCATCTGCCTACAGCATCCCGGACGACGGGCTTCGCTAGTCTTTCGTCCGTTACTCCTCCGAGGAGGTTGGTCGCTGTCCGCTGGCTTTAATCCTGTTCATCACAGGGTTCTGTATATCCCTTTGGCTTTCGCTACTTGGGCGTGCGGGTGCATCACACGGGGCGCTAGGCATAACCCTCCTAGCCAGTGCCATACATGGCTTGCCGTATTTCCTTCCGCGCTGCCTACGAAGGCACTTGCTATCGTGCGGAGTACGGTCGGCGT